GGAATGGGTGGCGGACACAAACACCATAAAGGACGCGGAGGAAGCCCTGGAGGACGCCGAGAAGGACCTGGAGGACTACAAAGAGGACCTGGAATACCAGGCGGCGGTGGATGCCATAGAGGCGCGGCGAGAGGCGATAGAAAAGGCGTATGAGAACTTAGAAGAGGGCTGGGAGGATATCATCGACTCTGTCCAGGAGCCCACCCGAAGTATTGCGGAAATCCTGGCTGATCTTGCGCAAAACGGTACGCCGCTGATGAAACAGCAGGTGGACAACGTTGGCAAGCTGCTTGGGGATCTCAACAACTACATCAGAGGGGCGATTGGCAGTGAGACCGGTGAAAGCTACTATGGCGGAGGCGGGACACCGTCCATGGACTTTTCCAACGATACAACCGACTACCATGCACTGATGGAACGGGCCAGCGACGAAGCCGAATTCAACCACTGGGCCAAGCTGCGGGAAGAAAAAATGAAAGCCCAGGGGATTGACCCGAAAGCTTCAGGGCTCAAGACCAACGCGCAAATTTATGAGGAGTGGAGGTTCTTCCGGGGGAGGAGGATCTTCCTCTGGCGGTTCCTCTTCTGGAGGCGGCAAGGTAGTTGGGTCGGTGAACGGAAAGGCTCCACCTGGCCTGTCCACCGGGGACAAAGTGGTGACCCAGGGGGGCACCTATGAGATCACCGGCGTGAACAAAGACGGAAGCTACACCAGCAACAAAGTGAGCGACCAGACCAAGAGCGACTATGAGTCCAGCGGTGGAAAATATGATAAGTATGACAGCGGCGGCGTGCTGAGAGGGCTTGGCGGCATTAAGGCAACCGAAGAGGACGAAATGATCCTGCCGCCGGACATTACAGCAGCCATGCTCACCCCGGCGGCGGACGCCACTTTCCAGGCGCGCTTGGCAGAACTGGGGGTCCTGTATGGAGCAAAGCGCGGGCCGCTGACGCTGCCGGCGGGGATGAGCCAGAACCGAGACAGCCATGACCACCACGGCGACAGCTACACCTTCGGCGATGTGACACTGACGGAAGAGCAGGCCAGGGGGATGACCGTGTATGACCTGGCCCAGAAGTCCCGGAGCCTGGGTTTGTATGGCTGGCGGCACTGAGCGAAAGGAGGCAGGAAGGATATGGCACTATTTCAGCCGACAAACATCACTCCCTCCGTGCTGGGGGAGCTGGGAAACGGAACGGTAGACATCACCCAGGACCTGACGGTGACGTGGCAGGTGAATGGCAACTCGGCCATGACTGCCTTTGAGATTGTCTTTTATCAGAACAACGCAGGGAGCAGCCGGCTATACACCACTGGGAAGGTGACGGAGGGGTGCCCTTTCTATGGGACGAACTATGCCGGGAAGGTGATCCCCTTCTCTTACACCATCCCTACGGCCAGCCTGACGGGGGCGGGGATGGCGAACGGAAACATCTATAAACTGGTGATTACCCAGTACTGGAGCGATAAGGACAGCGTGACACAGGTGAGTGCGGCGGCCTTTGTGACAAGGGCCGCTCCTACGCTGGTCATTGACAACATGCCGGAGACCCTGGCGGCGAAAAACGCTACGTTCACGGCGACCTATACCCAGGCGCAGGGAGACGCGCTGAATTGGGTGAGATGGCAGATTGCGGATGCGGACCATCTGGACAATCCCTTTTACGACACGGGAAACATTTATGGAACGGCACAACTGCAAGCACAGTATGACGGCTTCTTCCGGGAGAGCAACTATGCGGTGCAATGCCTGGTGCAGACGGAGAACGGGGTGAATGTATCCACTGGATGGCAGACTTTTTCGGTGGATTATGCCGCCTCCAGTCTGGAAGGCGCGGTGCAGGTCAGACAGGAGCGCGGAGATCGGAGCGCCTTGCTGGTCTCCTGGTCAGATGTGTCATACATACCTGGAAGCGCCACAGGAGACTATACCATCCAAGACGGCATCTTGGACCTGCCAGACGACAGCAGTGTGGTTTGGGATAAAGTGAATGGAGGCCCCTTGTCATTTGATGCGCCGTGGAGTGTGTTTTTTAAGACCCAGCTGTCCGGGGGAGAGTCGGTTCTTTTTTCGATGGACACCTCAGAGGGAGCGGTGGCGCTGCATTACGCGAGGCGCGAACAAGCACTATCCCTTACTTTGGGGAGCGAGACCATTCCTTTGCAGGAAAATTTGAGCCAGTATGCCACGGTGACCATGGTGCTGACGCCCACGACGGTATATCTACGGCTGGACTGGCTGACAGGAGGACTGCATCCCAGCCAAACGCTGTACCCTGGCGCCACCTTGTATCCCCGGGCGGACACCATCCCCGCGACGGTACGGAACACCACAGCAGTGGCTTATACCCAGGGGACCATTACCGGTATCACCCTGAACGGGCCACAGAAATGCGACTGGATTGCCCTGTACAAGGGGGCGGCGGCTGACGCAGATGTGGCGGCGGCCATGGCGGGAACGTTTATCCCGGTGAACGAGAACGGGTGGTATTTCGTGTCGAACTTTGACAACGGTACCCTGAATGGCGGAAACCTGGGGCAGACGGATGACCCACTAACGGGGCTTTCGCTGTACCGGCAGCAGGGAGAGCAAGAAAGGCTGGAACACCTGATTGACCTGCCGCTGCGTGTGGGACAAGTGTTTGACTACGGGGCGGCCAGCCAGCAGGGGCCATACGTCTATTACCTGTTTCCCACGGGACCGGAGACGTACATTGCGGACCCCATCGTGTCCAACCCGGCAAACCCTTGTTTCTGGAACTGGACCGTATTGTCGTGTGCCGCCCGAACGGACGGCGGCTGGGTCGTGGAACAAGAGTTTGCCTTTGGCAAGAATCTGGTGAGCGGGAGCATCACCAATGGCAACAGCCCCCAGGTACTAAAGAACTTCACCCAGTATCCCACGGTGCAGATTGACCCGGCCAACTACCAGGAGGGAACGCTGGGAAGCCTGATTGGCGTCATTGACAAGAAAACGGGGAAGTACCGTGACAGCATTGCGCTGCGGGATGCCATCTATGGACTGTCTACCACCATGAATACCCTTTTCTTAAAAAACCGGAAGGGGGACTTGATGGAGATCCGCACGTCGGGACCCGTGGGGATGGAGACGTGGGACGGGAGCGCAGCCCAGGCCCAGACGGTATCTTTGCCCTGGGTACAGGTGGGAAACGGGAAAGAAGAGAGTATCCTGCTGACGCCGGAGGATACGGGGTGGACCACCGTGGGCAGCTTGTGCTGCGTGGACGAGGCAGGGTCCTGCGTTTTGCAGGAGAAGAAGGTCTCACCCACCAAGGAGGTGCAGGTGGTAAAACCGGACATCGGTTTTACTGGCCTGACCCAGGTGACAGTGGAGGCGATTCCGCCGAGATTTGGCGAGCTTTCCCAAGGGGAGGATGGGGCGCTGACGGTGCTTTAGTAAAATTCAGCAAGACTCGTCCACCTCTATAGGTAG